TTAATTGAATTCGTTATCAATGATGACGAAAAGAATGCAAAGGCGCTTTTCCACGATATAGTGGTTGAGAAGTCAAGAGACATATATGAAGAGATTATGTCAGAAGAAGAAATTACAGAAAAGAAACAAGGTTACAAGGACCGTGAAGACGAGCATTTAGGTGCTAAAGACGGTGCTGAAGATACTAAAAAACAATCCATGAAAGATCGTAGAGACGACGAAATGGGAAAGCGTGGCAAGCGTGACGCAGAACATGACAACGATCAAAAGATTGATGAAACTGATTTAGGTGGATCACAGGTTGACGAACTCATTGACGAAGTCGAAGCTGAAGAGCAAGGCGTTAGAATGGAAGATGAAGAAGAAGAAATCGAAATGATCGACATCGACGTTGATGATGACAACGGCGAAGAAGAATTAGAAGACCGTATAGTAAACGTTGAAGACAAATTAGACGAACTAATGGGTGAATTCGAAGAGCTAATGGGTCAAGTTGATGACAACACAGATGACATCGAAGGCGAGCAGGATGAAATTTCAGACATTGATAGCGATACTGACATGGAGCAGGACGAGATTGATGGCATGCAGGACAAAATGGACGAGCCAATTGATGTTAACGTAGAAGTTGAAGGTTTTAATGAGAATGTAGAATTAGTTGCAGCTCCAAAGCCAGTAACAACATCACCAGCTAGCAAAAGTCCGGTAGCTGCAAACTCAGGTCAAAAAGGAATGGATGCACATCCAGTAAACTTTGATGATGGTAACAAAGGCAAAGAAGGCCGCCCAACACCAAAATATGGTGACATGGATGGAACTACAAAGCCAGACGTTAAGCCAGCTCCAAAGCCTGAACTAGCACAAGCTTCTGGTGTTAACACCAAAAGTGTTATAGACTAATCTAGCCTAGGAACCAAGTATATGGGACAGCTATACCTAAGAGAAGATCTTACTTTTGAAGCCGCAAAGATGCAAATCGTTGAGGGCAAAGATGGTAAGAACCTCTATATGGAGGGCATCTGCATACAAGGTGACGTGAAAAATGCCAATGAACGTGTTTATCCAGTAAGTCAAATTGCAGAAGCAGTTGATACACTGAACGAACAAATCAAAACAACAAGCGTTCTCGGCGAAGTAGATCATCCAGATGACCTTAAGATTAACTTAGACCGTGTATGTCATATGATTGAAAGCATGTGGATGGACGGACCTAATGGTTATGGAAAACTAAAAATTCTCCCAACTCCAATGGGCGAGCTAGTGAAAACTATGCTTCAGTCTGGTGTGAGATTGGGCGTTTCGAGTCGTGGATCGGGTAACGTTGATCCACATAACGGACGTGTCAGTGATTTTGAAATAGTCACTGTAGACGTGGTCGCACAACCCAGTGCTCCAAATGCTTATCCAAAAGCAATTTATGAAGGACTGATGAACATGAAACATGGACATCACATTTTAGAAATGGCTCGTGAGTCTGGGAAAGACGGCAAAATACAAAAGTACCTGAAAGACGAAGTTTCTCGTCTTATCAGAGACCTAAAAATTTAGGAGAATCGCATGTTAGATGCTATTAAACCACTATTAGATAGCGATCTCGTCAATGAGGACACTCGTACTGCTATTGCTGAACAATGGGAAGCAAAAATGGTAGAGGCCAAAGAGACAGTACGTAGTGAACTTCGTGAGGAGTTTGCACAACGCTATGAGCATGATAAGACTGTGATGGTAGACGCCCTAGATAAAATGGTTACAGAAGGCTTAGCAAGTGAAATCGCTGCTCTTAACGAGGAGAAGAAAGCACTTGCTGGTGATCGTGTAAAGTTTCATAACAAGATGAAAGAAAATGCTGATGAGTTTAACGGCTTTTTAGTAAAACAACTTTCAGAAGAGTTAAAAGAACTACGCACAGATCGTAAGGTATCAAAAACAGGTTTTGAGAAATTAGAATCATTTGTTGTTGGTGCTTTGGCTGAAGAGATCAAGGAATTTGCTGCAGACAAGAAAGACTTAGTAGAAACTAAGGTTAGACTTGTATCAAATGCACGTAATAAACTTGATAATCTAAAGAGCAAGTTTGTAAAAGAATCTGCTAAGAAGATGGCTTCAACTGTATCTACGCATCTTAAGGCTGAAATGGGTCAACTAAAAGAAGACATCCAAATTGCTCGTGAGAACAATTTTGGTCGTCGTATCTTTGAAGCATATGCAACAGAGTTTGGTGCTACACATTTAAATGAAAATGAAGAAGTACGTAAACTTAATGTTAAAATTGCTAAACAAGATAAACAGTTGGCAGAAGCCATCAAAACTCAAGACAAAGCGAAAGCACTTGTTGAGAGCAAAAATAAAGAAATCAAAGTCATAAAGGAAGCCAATGAGCGTGATGCTACATTGGATGAGCTTCTATCTCCTCTTAATGATGAGAAGAGAGAAATTATGACTAACTTACTTGAAAACGTTCAGACATCTAGATTGAAGAACGCTTTTGAAAAATATTTGCCAGCAGTAATCAGTGAAACTAAAGGAACTAAGAAAGCCTCAAATTTAACTGAACAAACTGGTAATAAATCTGCGAAGGTTGTCGATAAAGCAACTGACGATGCTGATAGCAACGTCATTGCCTTGAAGCGCCTAGCAGGGCTTTAAACTAAAAAGGAGACATATAAATGTCACAAGAACTACTAGAAAGCCGTTGGGGTGAGACCAAAGAAGCCCTCCTAGAAGGATTACAAGGTGCTCGTCGCTCAACAATGGGTGTTATACTAGAAAACACCAAAAAACACTTGAAAGAGAATGCAACTGCAGGATCAACTTCATCTGGTAACATAGCAACTCTTAACAGAGTTATTTTACCTGTTATCAGACGTGTGATGCCAACTGTTATAGCCAACGAATTAGTTGGTGTCCAGCCAATGACTGGTCCAGTAGGCCAAATTCACACATTAAGAGTTCGTTACGCAGACGCAATGACTGACAACTCCGCAGCCGCAACATCAACAGCAGCTGGCGATGAGGCATAGTCACCATTCAAGATTGCAACTGCATACTCTAACA